TCACTGCAAATAGTTGTTGATTCGCTCGGCGACGATTTCGCGGCGTTTGTCGGACACCTCGGTGTAAATATTTTGCGTTGTGCTTGCGTCGGCATGTCCCAGCAGCGCTTGTGCGTCCTTTACGTCAATGTCCGCCTCGTGTAGCAGCGTGGCGTAACCGTGCCGGAGCTGATGGGCGGTCAAGGTCAGCCCGGACTCGTGCTGCCAGTGGTGCCACGCCCTGTCGAAAAAGTCTTTTTTCATCAATTGCCCCGGTTCTCGGCAAAAGAGCAGGTCGGACTTCTTCCCCTTCGGCAGCAGCCCAAGGACATAATCGGGCAGCACAATCTCGCGCTTGCCGGCGGCGGTTTTCGGCTCCTTTAGGTGCGGTTCGTTGCTGACGTAATAAACCGACTTGGTGACAGACAGCCTTTTATTGATTCTGTCAACGTCTTTTTGCGTCAGTGCAAGCGCTTCACCCTTGCGGCAGCCTGTATATAGAAAGAACACCGCCAGAACGCCCACAGGGAAGCTTTTAAACGTTACCCCGATACTTTTCTTGATTGTGACAATCTCGGCTGTGGTGGGCGCTGAGCGCTTTTTAGCGCCATGTCCCTTGGGGACGGTGATGTAGCTGCACGGATTATCCTCGGCAAGCTCCTCCACGACCGCATATTTGAAAATCATGTTGATAATGTTCAGCCGCGTGGCGCAGGTCTTGCGTGCGTAGGTTTTCGGCAGTTGGCGCATGTAGGCGCTGATGTCCTTGTGGGTAATCTCTCGGACAAGCCTCCCCGAAAAATACTCTTTGATTTCGCCGAACGGGAACGCGTAGCTTTGCCGCCAAGAGGTGGGCGCAAGCGTCTTGCGGTGTTCCGTCTCCCACATGTCGGCGACTTCCTCAAACAGCAGCCCCTGCTCCTGCCTTGCTTCATATTCACGGATTTTTTTGTAAACGTCCGCTTCCTTTTGGGCGCGAAAAGCAACGCGCTTGCCGTCAATCATCATAATCTTCTCGTACAATCCGTCCGGTCGGCGGTAGAGCTTTTTCTTGGTGCCGAGCGGCGCACCGCAGTGGTTGCAGAATTTTGAGCCGTCGGGGATTGTTTTTCGGCATTTTTTACACTTCATGGTTTGCTCCTTTCCGAAAAAAGGCGCAAAAATCCCTTGTGTTTTTCGGATATGACTTGAAAACACAAGGGATTTATGATACAATAATTTTGCATTTGATTGCACCATTGCGCCTTGTGTGTGATGGTTGCCGCTCTCGGTGTTGGTAGCGCCGAGGGCGGCTTTTTTTATTTGTAGATTTGTCCGCGGTTCCCGATGTTGACAACGGTAATCAGCAAAACATCATGGTCAAGTTCATAGATAACACGGTAGTCGCCGACGCGCAGGCGAAAGACCCCTTGGTGACCGGACAGCGGCTTGATGTCACCCTCCGGCAGCTTGTAAATAGCGCGCAGCAAACGCTCCTGCTGGTTGCGCGGTTGAGCTTTGATGAATTTCTGAGCGCGTTTCTTTATCTCTATGCGGTAGCTCATGCGATTTGAATCCCCAGTTCTTTTGCAAATTCTTCCACAGACTTTGTGTCGTTGTCGTCGTCGTTTTTGGCTTCCTCATAGATCTTGGCACAAAAGGCGTCGTCCTGTGCTTCGTCAATGATTTTCGCATAGCCTGTCAGCATAGTCAGCAGTCCTCTGAGCTGTTCCTCGGAAAGACTGTCAATCAGCTGATAGATTTTTTCTTTGGTAGACATTAATATGACCTCGCTTTCGTTATATCCGCTCCGGCGGCGCAGGACAGGGCGGTTTTTTTATTTGTGAGTCAATCCGGCAATGTTGCCTATGATATAAATGACGGTGAGCGCCGCGCCTACGATAACCCAAAATTTCCAGTTTTTGTAAAATGGTTTTTTGACATTGGTCGGTGGTTGCGGAGCTGGAACCTCTGCATTTGGTGCCTGTACCGTGGGAGCGGAAGTCTCTGCTTTTGTTGCTTTTTCATTAGATACGGTTTTATTTTTTACCAGCAATTCAACACGAGCGTAATAAATGGTTTTGCCTTCCTCGTTGTTGAATTTGTCAATAAACAAGTTGGTGAATCCGAGAATACGGTCTTGGTTCGCTAAAACATAATCAGCGCCTTTTTGATGTAAATTGCCTATATCCAGTCCGTTTACGGTAATAGAAACAGCAGGATGACCCTTGTAATCATACTGTTCGATACCGATGTTAAGCTTTTTCCCTTTGTTGATTTGCTCTTGAATTTTCATTAAATTCTGTTGCCGATTGTTATAGGTAACACCGGCAACTTTGAACGTCTCTACATGTGAAACGCCCTTTTGTGGTTTAAGATTTGCCATGTTTTAATTCCCCTCTCATCAATATATTGAATATGTTATAATTTTTTATGGGACAATGCTTACAAATTTATAAAAACCTCTTGCAAGTATCGAAAATATGTTCTATAATTTAAGTATAGAGTTTTGCACGGAGGTTATCGAATGAATAAAAACGAACTAATTGAACAAATCAACGCAATCCTTGAAAAGGTTGACGATGAAAAGGTGTTGCAGGACATGAAAAACTTAATAAACAGTGTTTACAAGCACTACATCTCCGGCAACTGGGAGCGCGATTAGCGCTCCCTTATTTTTTTGATGTAATCCTTGAAAACCTGCCGCTCGATTGGAGACAGCTCCAAATAATTCTCAATAATCTGAATATCTAAATCGTCAAGCTTGTATTCTGCTTTTAATAGTTTCAAGGTCGGCGTTTTGGCGTCGTTGTAGGGTTCGCCCTCGCCCGTTTCCAACCACTTAGCGTTGACGTTGAATTTTTCGCAGATGTCCGCAGCGGTACGCTTTGACAGCTCTCTTGTCCCGTTTTCCAACATAGTGATTAATGACGGGCTAACATTTAAATCATTGGCAAACTCGGCTTTTGACTTTCCCGAATCTGTTCTTATCGTTGTTAGGCGTTCGCAAATAGTCATTGTTGCACCTCCTTTTTTTCTTAATTATATCACACACGATTCACAATGTCAATAATTTTGTAAATAAACAAAAAAATAATTCACAATATACTTGACAATGTTAAGTTTGTATGCTATAATTAATTCACAAGGTTAATCCAAGGAGGTGACAACATGAATCAAAGCGAAATCAAAAGCACGATTGCGGAGGTGGTTGCCATTCTGGAACCGCTGAGCAACGAGGACAAAAAGCAGGCGCTCGCTCTCTTGCAGGGCATGATTATCGGAAAGGAGCTTGCCAAGGAACAGAAAACAGCCTAATAAACATCCTGCGACAATATGAGCGCACCCGCATTCTGGAACCCGGTTGCCGCTTGACGGCGTAAAGCTAACCACCGGGTAATCGCTTGGTTAGGTGCTATGGCAGGATGTTTAATAGAACTACAAAAAGGAGGTAACAGCGGCATGACCGAGAAGCAAAAGCAAGAGCTGTTCGCTATGCTGTTCTATGCAAAGCAGGACTACAGGCGGCGCGTGCAGAACTTCGGCAGCACCGACGAGATCGTCGAGATCGCAAGCGCACGCGTGACAACGCTCAGAGCGGTTATTGACCTGCTTGAGCTTGGCAAGCTCTATGCCGAATGGGAGGCGGAGCACGCCGAGAAGTACGCGGCAATGCAAAAGCGAAGGGAGCGCCAAGCCGATGCCTAAAAAACAAACCGCGCGCGAAATGCGCAAGGAGCTGGTGAAGGTATGCGACAAAATACCGCCGCGCTCCTGCGGATCCCGAGCGTGCAGACTTTCGCGGATGTGCACCGTGTTCGGCAATCCGCACACAACAGACGCGGCAAGCGTCAAAGCAATGTATCTGTTATATCTATGCCAACAAGGAGGTCAAAAACATGAAAATCAACATTGACATGGAGGCGTGGGAACTCGCCACCGTCATCAAAGGGCTGACCATCAACGCCCAGCCGGAAGAAAAGCAGCCGAGCGACACGGGCTGGATCAAAAATTTAAAGCCGGAAGCCAAGTCGATTCTATCGGATAAAACGCGCGAAGCGCTGAAAAAGGCGATTGCCAACGCGTTCAAAGTGCCGAACTGCTTAATATCCGATGACAATCCCAACCCGAATTATCGTCCACCGATGGGAGGGAACCACCAATGAACCAGCAATACATTCTAACAATCCTCTCGCGCCGACGCGGCAAGAACCACAAGAACGAGCTCTATTTTCGTGGTACCTATGAGCAGGCAAGAGAAGCCGCACAGGGGCTCCGCAAGAGCTGCATAAGCGCAGGCGAGACCGACGTCCGCGTCGAAATCTGGCAGGTTATCGCCACAAACTACAAGGGAACTATTCGGGGGTAAAGCGATGAAAAAAGTAATTACCGTGCTCCTCGCACTGGTTGTCGTCGCCGTCATAATAGCGTCCAGCCTGACCGGCTGCAATCAGATAACCAGCGGCGAGGTCTACGACAAATACTACATACCGGCGCACAGCGAGTCCTACACGACCACAGAACGCGTCTTTGATGATGGGCAATACCGCAGCATGCCTGTCCTCAAATTTCGCTATGTGCCGCCGAAATACGTCATATTCATTCGCCGTGAAAACGACAAAGGCGAATGGGACACAGCGAGCTACGAGGTCGGCAAGGAGCGCTATGACGCTATCAAAATCGGCGACGAAATCAGTTTTGAATAAGGAGGTACACCATGGCAAGAGAAAAAGAAGGATACCGCGAGCAGCTTGACCGGCTCGACGCGGCATTCCCGGAACGCGAAAGCCTGAGATACAGAGAAATCAGCGCACTGTTTGGCTACAGTGAATCAACCGCCAAACGCCACTGGAAGCCGTTCTTTAACCCCAAGTGCGGCGGCATTCCAAAAAGAATAATCGCGCGCGAAATGTGCAGTTAGGAGAAACCCATGAATCACCCATGCGCCAGAAATGGCAAGCTGTGCGGACACAGGCGGTCAACGAATACAGAAGGCAATAGTTTTAAATTCTGCCATTATCTGCTCGACACTGGCAAAAAGCGACCCTGTCCGCCCGGCAAGGTTTGCACCGAATGGACCGACGAAAAGTGCAAAATCATAGTTGATTAGGAGGATAACATGAAGGAAGTTTATAAACCGCGCAAGCTTGCGCGAAAGGTTGCAAAGGCGAACATGAAAAAAGCAGGTTTGCGTAAGGTCAACAGGCAAATGCGTTTTGGCGCAGGTTGGCGCAAATATGTCCAGGCAAAATAATCATACAGGAGGAACCCGCATGAAAAACCAAATCATCAGAATAAAACACCAAAACGGTCGCTACATCGTCAAGGGCAAAGGAGACTGTTTCACGCTGCGGCTGTCGAGCGGCGAAATCATCACCGGTGTGATGGAGCCGACCTTCGGCTACAAGCTGCGCCGTTTTCTGCGGCGCCTTGTCAAGACCGCGAACGCCAAGCTCGAGGAGCTGCAAACCTATCCGCACCTGTATCACGAACAGTCCCTGTTAGCCGCTGAAGTGCCGTATATCGGACTGGAGGAATGAAAATGAGCACAAAGAAAACGACCGCCGAGAGCGCCAACCCCCGAACGGTCAAAAAGAAAATAACTTTAATTAGAGTATAGCGAAAAATCGCAGAAAGTCAAGAAAAAATGAAGCACTTAGGCGATATTACGAAAATAAAAGGTGCCGCCGCACCGCCTGCCAATGTCATTATCGGCGGCAGTCCGTGTCAGGATTTGTCGGTTGCGGGCAAGCGCGCCGGACTTGCGGGCGAGCGGTCAGGGCTGTTTATGGAACAAATCAGAATCATCAAGGAAATGAGGAAAGCAAGTGAACGCAGCGGAGCAAATGACATTAAGCCCCGATATATGGTCTGGGAAAACGTACCCGGAGCGTTCAGCTCCAACAAAGGGCAAGACTTCAAAGCCGTACTTGAAGAAACAATCGGCGTTGTTGAAAAAGAAAACAAGCCCGATATTCCTGTCTCTGATGGCGGTTGGCACTACTCAGGGTGTATCGTGGGAGGCGGATTCTCCGTTGCTTGGCGAGTTTTCGACGCACAGTTTTGGGGAGTCCCCCAGCGTCGTCGTCGAATCGCACTTGTCGCAGATTTTGGAGGATTCACCGCACCCGAAATACTCTTTGAGCGCAAAGGCGTGTTTAGGGATTCTCCGCAGGGCGGAACGTCGTGGAAAGACTTTACCGCCGCTGCTGCAAAACGCTTTGGAGGAGCAGATAAGGCGGGAACAGAACGGATAAGCACGACCTATTGTCTGCCAGGCAATGGCATTGACCGCGCCGGCACAGCAGGGTGCAACGGCAAGGGACGGCGTGAGGATAAAAGCTACACACTGAATACAGTTGACCGTCCGGCAGTTTACGACGCAAGAGGGAACGGTGACGGAGAAACAGTGCCGACGATAACCGGCGACCATGAAAACCGCGTGACGGACTATACCGGATTGGTTTGCGGAACATCGCGGGGCAACTTAGATAATCGCAAAGGAAAGGCATACCCAATATTAGCGAGGGACGATAAAGGCCCACCCTTTGTTTGTGCAGCGGTCGATTGCAGAAACGTCACTGAAAACAATGAGATAAATGGTACGCTTCAAGCAAAAAGCGAAGGTGGCCAAAGTATTAATTTGCAAAATGTTGTTAGAGTGCAAAACCTTGTTCGCCGCTTAACTCCGCTTGAATGTGAACGCCTGCAAGGCTTCCCGGACGGCTGGACAGACATCGGAGATTATATCGACAGCAAAGGAAAGAAACGCAAAACCTCAGACAGCGCCAGATATAAGGCATTGGGCAACAGCATAGCGCTCCCACCGTGGGCATGGTTGCTTGAAAGATTATCGTTCTACTGCGGCGACGACCGCACTATGGCAAGCCTGTTTGACGGAATCGGCGGTTTTCCGCTGATTTGGGAAACACTCAACGGCAAAGGGACATGTTTATGGGCGTCGGAAATTGAAGAATTTCCGATTGCCGTAACAAAATATCATTTTAATCATCATTAGCCGATTTTTACGGCTGAGTCAAGGAGGAACAATCATGAAACTCTATGAATTATCCGCCAACTTCGCCGACCTGTTCGACCGGTTCGACGAAATCAACAGCTACACGCCCGATACCGACGCCGACGGCAACTATATCAGCGACGGCGGCGAGGTCATCACCGACCTCGAAGCCCTGCGCGAGAGCTACCGGCAGGCGTGGTTTGACACGCTGACCGCGCTCGAGGGCGAATTTGACGCCAAGGCGGAAAACATTGCCGTCTACATCAAAAGCATGACCGCCGAGGTCAAGGCGCTCAAAGCCGAGGAGGACGCGCTCAGGCTCCGCCGCAAGGCGTTTGAAAAGAGCGTGGAGCGCCTGAAAGCTTACTTGCTGGGTAGCATGCACGCCGTCGGCAGGCTCAAAATTGACATGCCGCGTGCGCGTCTCAGTATCCGCAAAAACGCCGAGAGCCTTGTGATAGACGACGATTTGCGTTTTATCGAATGGGCGCAGGCGCACAACAACAGCCTGCTCAAATATGCACAGCCCGAAATTCGCAAGACCGACGCCAAAAAGCTGGTGCAGGCAGGCGAACAGCTTCCCTTTGTCCACCTGACGCGCACCGAGTCATTGACAATTAAGTGAGGTAGTGACCATGGGACTCCCTGTGTTAATTTTGGGCGAGAGCGGCAGCGGCAAATCCACGTCGCTGCGCAATTTTCAAAAAGAGGAGCTGGTTGTCTATAATGTTGCCGGTAAGCCGCTGCCGTTTCGCAGCGGCACGCAGCTCAACCGCGCCGACAACGTTTCATATAACGCCATTATGCAGAATCTGAGCAAAAAGAAATTCCGTTGCTATGTGATTGATGATAGCCAGTATTTGTTGGCGTTCGAGCTGTTCGGACGCGTCAACGAGAAAACATATGATAAATTTACGGAAATGGCGGTGCATTTTTACGATTTGATTCAGTTTGTCATTCGGCAGATGCCGCCGGACTGCATTGTCTATTTTCTGCATCATACCGACGACGTCGAAGGCAAGGTCAAAGCCAAAACGGTGGGCAAAATGCTCAACGAAAAGCTGACCGTGGAAGGGCTGTTTTCTATCGTTCTCATGGCGAAAAACATGGACGGACACTATATTTTCCGCACCCATTCCGACGGTCGCGACACCGTCAAAACGCCGATGGGCATGTTTGAACAGGACGAAATCGACAACGACCTGAAAGCGGTGGACGCCGCCATCAGAGATTATTACAGCATGAAAGGACTAAAAGCATGAGAGCATTTACAGATTACGAACAGACAAGAGAGTACACCGATTTTCAAAAACTGCCTGCCGGAGCGTATGAGGTAACCATTCTCCGCGCCGAGGACGACGGCAACGCGCTGTGCCTGCTGTTTGACATCAGCGGCGGCGAGTTTGCCGACTATTATCACAAAAAATTTGCCGAGGACAGAAAAAGCTTCCCGACGGAAGCCAAATATAAGGGCGTGTTCCGCCTGTGGTACCCGAACGGCGGACAGTATGACGACAACGCCAAGCGCCGCATGAAAACCGCACTAAAAACCATCAAAGAAGACAATCGCCTGAATGTCGATTTTACACGCGAATGGGACGGCGCCGCGCTCAAGGGCAGCCGCACCGGCATGATTTTCCGCGAGCAGGAATATGACTACAAAGGTAAACGCGGCTTTACGGTGCAGCCATTCACGATTATTTCACTGGAAAAGCTGCAATCAGGCAACTACACCATTCCCGAAACCAAGCGCCTCAGCGTTCCGGCGTCTGCTTCCGACAACGGCTTTGTTGATGTTCTCGGCGAGGACGACCTGCCGTTCTGATGGCACTGCGCGAGTATCAAAACGACCTGCTGCGCAAACTGTTCCAAGCCTACGCCGACGGCTACACGGCACCCTGTGTGGTGCTGCCGTGCGGCGGCGGCAAGTCGGTGATTACGGCGGAAATCGCCAAGCGGTTTACCGACGACTGCAAAACCGTGCTGTTTTTGGTGCATCGCCGCGAGCTGGTCGAACAAATTTATTATACCTTTATCGGTTGGGGCGTGGACATGTCCCTCTGCAAAATCAAAATGGTGCAGACGGCGGCGCGGCGTCTGTCCTGCATGGAACGTCCCGACCTGATTATTACCGACGAGAACCATCACAGCCTCGCAAAGACCTACAAAAAAATTTATGATTATTTTCCGGACGTGAAGCGCGTCGGCGTAACGGCTACGCCTGAGCGGATGGGCGGCATCGGACTGGCAGACGTCAACGATATTCTGATTGAGGGCGTCACGGCAAAATGGTTGATTGCCAACGGCTATTTGTCGCCGTATGATTACTACGCTCCGGCGGTTGCGCTGCCAAAGTTTCACGTTCGCCGCGGCGACTACGACCAGCGCGAGCTGAACGCATTTTTTCAGGAAAATGTCAAAACCATCTATGGCGATACATTGAAACAGTACAGGCGGCTTGCGGACGGCAGGCAGGCAATCTGCTATTTGCCGGGCGTCGAAGCGTCCGAGGCGGTTGCGCAGCGATTTTGCGAGAGCGGCATTCCTGCTGCGCATATCGACGGCAGCACGCTTAAGGCGGAGCGCGACCGTATCATCGCGGATTTTCGCAGCGGCGCCGTCAAAATTCTCTGCAATGTCGATTTAATCAGCGAGGGCTTTGATGTGCCGGACTGTGAATGCGTCATTCTCCTGCGCCCGACCAAATCGCTGACGCTGTTCATTCAACAATCTATGCGGTGTATGCGGTTCCGCGAGGGCAAACGCGCGGTCATTATCGACCATGTCAACAATGTTGCGGAGTTTGGTTTGCCGGACGCCGACCACGAGTGGTTGCTGGAGGGTCACCCCAAGCCAAAGGGCGCCGCACCGGTGCGCACCTGTCCGGCGTGCTTTGCTGTGGTGAACATGGCGGAGCGCACCTGTCCGCATTGTGGCTTTGTGTTTGAGCCTGAGCGCCGCAAAAAGCCCACCAAAGTGTTAGATATAGAATTAATCAAATACACCGAAACCGAGCGCGTGAGGGCGTTTAAATCGCCGCAGGAGTGCCGCAACGTGAACGAGCTGAGAATCTACGCGCAAATTCACGGCTACAAGCCCGGCTGGGTTTACTATCAACAAAAATCAAGGGGGTGGCTCGATGGGCAAGGAAGAAACCGAAATACAAAACGCTATCCGTGTCGCGCTGTCTGAAATCGGCATTGTGCGGCGCAACAACGTCGGCACATTCTACACATTTGACGGCAGACCGATAGCCATCGGAATCCCGGGCGAAGCCGACCTCACGCTGTTTCAGAACGGCGGCAAGACCGTGTTCATCGAAACCAAAACGCGCACAGGACGCCAAAGCAAAAAGCAAAAACGGTTTCAAGCCGCTGTTGAGCGTCTGGGCTATGATTATATGGTTATGCGCAGCGTAGACGATGCGCGGCAATATATTGAGGATGTGAAGCATGAAGGAGGATTATAGTTGGATAAAACTATTTCGCAAGATAACAGAATGGGAGTGGTACGGCGATGTATATGTGTTTAAACTCTTTGTTCATCTGCTGATTGACGCAAACCATGAAACCAAAAAGGTTAACGGAATTACCATTGAACGAGGTTCAACGCTGACAAGCGTTGCGGCATTGAGTTTAGGGGCAAAAATCAGTATCAACTCTGTGAAACACTCATTAAAAAAGTTGGTAGATTCGGGTGAAATTACAGAGGAAATCAAGCCTAAAAAATATAGAATAATTACAATAAAGAATTATGAAAAATATCAGTCTGTTAGTTCTGTCAAGACCAACAGCAAGACCAACAAGAGGACTAACAAGAGGACTAACAGCAAGACCAACAAGAGGACTATAAACAATAAAGATAATATATCTACCGATATATTATCAGAAAAAAAGAAGTGTGTGTGCCCTACAGGCACACACACACACAAAGAAGAAGCGGCGTCCGCGCCGCACGCTCTTGGGGAGCGCGCGGCCGCCGTCACCTATGGAGAGATACGGCAATTCCAAATCGACCACCATATCGGCGGTGGTGAGATGGTGTCAGAGTTTTATAACGGCTTTGAAAAATCGGGGACGAAAATTCCCGACAACTGGCAAGACCTCTATATCCGATATGCCCGTGCCGAGTGGAAAGCTCAAAATGAATTTATTGAAAAGCTGGAAAAGGGCGAATACATAGAGAAATGGGGACACGCCGATGCAGGAACTTGATTATAAAATCATAGGCACAGCGCTTTTGGTGGAGCAAGACCTGCGCGACCGTATTTTCCGCGAGGTGCAGCCCGAATATTTCGGGGACAAAACGACCGCCGAGATATTCCGCCGGTTAGCCGCTGTGTATAACCGCTATCCAACTGCGGACAGCATGACCTACACCGCCGCGCTCGATGCCGACAGTCAGCGAGACGTCTTGCTCGCTATGCAAAACCTGATTTCTCCTGCAATCGCCGCCGAACAGCTCGACGACACGCTCACCGCATTTTGTGAAGCTTGGCAGCAGCAGCAACTGAAATCCAAAATTACAGATTTGGCGCTCGGTGAGCCTACCGCCGCCGATGTGGCGCAGCTTGCCGAGATGGTCAAAGGCTTTTCCGCAAAACGGATTGACAACGCGGCTAAATATCTTCAAACCTACCATGACCCCATCAGAATTATCGGCACAGGATTCCCGGAGCTGGACAGGCTGCTCGGCAGCGGACTCATAGCCGGAACGCTCACATCGCTCGGCGCGCGTCCCTCTACAGGCAAAACGACATTTGCTATCAATATGGCGACGTTCGACCCGACGCTGCGCGTGTTGTTTGTCAGCATTGAAATGGCTGCCGGTATGATATACGACCGCATTGTTTCCGACAAGGCGGTGGTTGACTACAGCCAATGCACGCAGCACCGAATCAATTTTGAAACGGTGCGCCGCGTGGTAGAGAGCTATCCGAATTTGACGGTCGAGGACAGTATTGCGGACATTGAGGATATTGTCAGCCTGATTCACGCCGTCAAGCCTGATTTAGTAATAATTGATTATATTCAGATTGTTACTTCTAAACATCATTTTGAAAGCAATCGGCAACGAATTGATTATATTTCGCAGATGTTAAAACAGGCAGCAAAGCAAACAAAGGCGTGTATTATTATCCTGTCGCAAATCACCAGAGCAGGCAAAGACCGACCCACCATGTCCGACCTCAAAGAGAGCGGCGGCTTGGAGCAGGACAGCGATTATATTATGCTGCTTTACCGCGAATATGTCAACGACAAAAGCGCGCAGGTCAAGTCCGAAGCGACAACCCTCACGCTCGACAAAAACAAGTTTGGCCGCACCGGCGAAATCGAAATGAATTTTGACGGCAAGCACCAACGTTTTACAGTGGCTGACGACGTAATCGCACGGCCGCACACCGGGGAACAGGACGGTGATTTGCCGTTCTGACGAAGCAAACAGGCACCTGCGCCGCGTGCAAACGCCGATTTTCGACGCTGACGCTCATGCAGTGCCGCTATACCAAAACGAAAAAATCCGTCTGTTATTGGTGTTGCAAGGGCAAATGTCCGCACGCCAAAGAGCAGGACGGGAAAATAAGATGTACTTATAATGCATTAAAAAAGGAGTGAAATAGGATGACCGAAACAGAATACAATTATTTACAATCGGCTTTGTCGGAGCTGGTATCTTCTGAGCGATTAAGAAGAAAAATCCCACATGAAAAATATCGCGAGACGTATGTATGCGCAGTTTTGGATTGCAAATCAAAATTGCACGAAGTATATAATACCCATAAAAAGCAGGAGGACAAAACATGATTTTAATTATAATCGGCTGCCTGATGATCGGTGCAGCTATCGGATTTATCACAGCAGCATTGCTGCAAACCGGAGCCGACCGCCGAAGCGAACCGCCGCACACCGAGCCGACCAAGCTACTGACCGTCGGCTGTTTGGTGAAATATCGCGGTCGCGTTTGGGAAATCAAGCGGTTTATGGTGGATTCGGAGAACCAAACCATTGCCGTACTGGAGAGCCAAGGCGACGGCGAGATTATTCTCCGCCGCACCATGGCGTCTGTGGAGGAGTTGGAGGTGAGCGAGGAATGAGATGCAAGGATAATATCGAGTGGTTGAAATCGCTAAAACAGCAAATCGGGCAAACACAGTACCGCGATTTGTGGCACTTTGAGCAGGTCATTGATGAAACTATTGAGAACCTAAAACCGCTCGCAAAACCTCACGGCAGGCTGATTGACGCGGATGCGCTGAGAAAAAAGATTGAATCCATTTATGGCGGTGCACTTTGGACGTTTGAATGCTTTGAATGCATTCGCCAAGCCCCGACCATCATTGAAGCGGAGGTGAGCGAGTGATGACTTGCAAGGATTGTATTCATTTTGAATCTTGTAAAAACCTATATGAAACGCACGGAGAAGGATTAAGCGGAGATAGTTGCGTTTGTGATTCTTTCAAAGACCGCTCCCGATTCGTGGAGCTGCCGTGCAAGATGGGCGACACAGTGTATGTTGTCGAGAATATTGCAGGAGAAAAGAAAATCATACAAGATAGCGTTGAAACTATCGGAATCGGCTATTATGCTGACGGCATAGAAATATACCAATTTGATGGAATAAAAACCAATGGATATTTCAGTGACTTTGGCAAGACCGTATTTTTGAGCAGAGAAGCCGCCGAGCAGGCGTTGAAGGAGCGTGAATGAATGTATTTTCTTGAGCGTAAAGAACCTTATGCAATACCGAACATTTTAGGCAATCATTCTTTTCCTGTACATACTTATCGGTGGCGACAGATTGCTATCAGCGAAGCTAAATGGGCGTTGGAAAATTTGATACCGCCAGATAAGCGTGACGAATACCGAATAATCAGTAATGAGCCTGAAAAGGAGTGTGAAGAAAAATGAGAACAATGCACCTATCACTTGATATAACCGGTGGTATTAATAACGCAAAAATGTTAGCTGGAAATATTTCTGTAGACGGTAAGACACTAAAAACAGCCGCACAAGTAAGAGAGTACTTGCAAGGTCAGCTTGCACTTGGGCGCAGAGTGCTTCCGTGCGGTGATTGTGATAATTTCGATTATCAAAATGGTTGCCTTGGGCATGAGATTGAGGAGCGTGAAGAAAATGCCAACTGAACTAACCATCGAAGCCGCCATTATCGAGCTGAACCGCCTGAAAACGACAGAACGCATGGACATTGACCGCGAACGGCTAACGGCGGCGGTTGACGTGTTGAAGGACGCGGCGCGGTTTCGGATTAAGCGGAAGCTTGTTGAAAACGTAGAGGGCGGACTTGAGTGTTCCGTCTGCGGAACTACAATTGATTACTTTCCCAACTGTGAAGAACACTTTTGCTATAACTGCGGTCAAGCACTGGATTGGAGCGAAGAATGAAACCACAATATATTTTCCCACTGATTTTGATCTCACTGGACATAGGCGCGGCGGTTGTCTATTTTTGCAACCACGATATCAAAAAAGAAATTTACTGGATTGCCGCCGCTGTGCTAAACGTGGTCGTTACGTTTTAGGGGGAAGCATGAACACCGAAAAAGAGAAAAACGCAATCAAATATTTAAAGCTTTTTGAGCCCAAAAAAGAGCCGTACTACCTCTGCTACAGCGGCGGTAAGGATAGCGACACAATACTTGCGCTTGCAAAACTCGCGGGGGTTTCGTTTGAAGCGGTACATAATCTAACGACGGTGGACGCCCCGGAGACAATTTACCACGTTCGTAAACAACCTGATGTCAGAATTGACCCACCTGAAAAAACGATGTGGCAACTGATTATAGAAAATAAAATGCCTCCTACTAAACTTGTACGTTACTGTTGTGAGGAATTAAAAGAACGCGGTGGCAAATTCCGTAAGAAAATAACTGGCGTTCGTTGGGCTGAAAGTGAAAGCAGAAAGAAAAACAGCGGACTTATTCAAGTGTTGGGAAAAGAAAAGACTATGCAAAAACTTGCAGAGGAAGTAGGCGTTGATTACGAAGCAACCCCAAAAGGCGGAATGGTACTCAATAATGACAACACTGAAACTCGCGCGTTTGTCGACCACTGCTACCGTACAACCTCAGTAATGGTAAACCCGATTGTTAACTGGAATGATAGCGACGTATGGGAATTCTTATACTACTATGGCGTTGAGGTAAATCCATTATACGAAGTCAAGGCTGTTGCCTGTACCTATTGTCCTTGTGGTAAGAATAGGGTAGGTTGCATTGTTTGCCCAATGCAGGGTTACAAGGGTATGAAAGCTGATTTAATAAAATATCCGAAATACCGCGATAATTATTTGAGAGCGTTTGACCGTATGTTACAAGCGCGGAAAGCGGCACACCTTGAAACCACTGATAGGTGGCGTGACGCGCGGAGCGTAATGATGTGGTGGGTTGGCGACAATCCAGACCAGTTATCACTGTTCGGCGAACCGGACTACCTAAAAGGCGCGTGTTTATAATTAGCCCACAACAGCACCGCACGGCTGTTTAAAACTCATATACACACAATTTCGTTAAAATCACAAAAATATTTGCCCTCGGTGCGGCGAGGGCGAGGAGGTATCAAACATGCAATTTGATTTAGACAATCCCAAGAACGATTCGCAGTATCATCTCTACAAAGCGCAGCTTGCAGCTGAACAGCTTGTAGGTGAACTTGTTTCTATAGTAAAATCATTTGTGGCAGGTATCACTCCATGCATAGATTACTGTAATGAATGTCAGCGCTTGCAAGAGCTTGGAGCAAAGGCGAATCCAAAAGTAGCCTATCTTGCATATCACGCCAAAACGCAGAGGGCGAGAATCAAGAATCTAAAAAGGCTGTACAGAATCGGCTGTTTAATTGAGAAAAGAGGTGATTGAATGTATATCCCTGATTTTTGGCTCGGCTATGTGCTCGGTGCTCTGAGCACTTTGGTTGCGCTGGTTATTATCAGTGTTGTTTACAGCAAAAGAAAAAATAAGAGGTGACATCATGATAAAGCTTCATTTTGGGCGGTTCTTCAAAATCCCTTTTCGTCTGCGCCAGCGCGTTGCTTTTGTTGGCGACAACGGCGAGCTGACGGACGGGATTGTTGACAGCATCGACATCAGTTTTCTCAACAGCGGCAAAGCAGTTGATATTGACTTTATTGTGCACCCGATAATCGACGGAAACGAAAGCAGCACAGCGGAATTTTTCTCGGATTACGAAGTGAACAAACGAATATTTGCAAACAGGCGCAAGGGAAAGAAGTTTTTAAATGAGCAGAAACGGAAAGCACAGAAATAAAGATTTTACATTTGCACGCAGGCTTGACCGGCTTATGGTGGAGCGAAAGCTTTACCCGAGCGATGTGCAGCGGTTGACAGGCGTTCACCGGCAATGCATATATGAATATGTGCAGGGCATTAAAGAGCCGAATCTAACCTCACTTGCAAAATTAGCGCACGGTCTAAAGGTAAGTGCTGACTGGCTGCTCGGTCTGAAAGAGTAAGCCCTTGCTGACTGTTTTTGTTATAAAGTGGTAGTTGAGAAAGACTATCACTTTATTTTTTTATCATGAAACCATTTGCAGCCAAGTTTTACAAATCTAAGCGCTGGCAGGATTGCCGCATTGCGTATTTCAAATATCAAAACGGCATTTGCGAGCGCTGCGGTCAAGCCGGCAAGATTGTGCATCACAAAGTGCATTTGACTGCACGAAACATTCATGATCCGCACATCACGCTCGGCTTTGATAACTTGGAGCTGTTGTGTCAGGACTGCCATAACAAAGAGCATGCAGGCGATATGAAGTCCGGAAAAAGCAAAAAGAAAAACCCAAAGCAGAATACACGCTACAGCATCGACGCGAACGGGAACATACTCCCCCCGGTCAAGAATCAAAGCACCCCCGACAGATGACCGAAGGGGCATACCCGAAAAAACCTCTCTCGTGTGCGCGCGCGTGAAGGGGGGTCAAGGACGGTGATTTGATGGGAGATGTGCCAAATTCCGAAATTTTAATCAACGATAAAGCAATCAGGGCGGAGATGTCCAAGCTTAGAAAGATTTTCAAAAAGCACTTTACGGAGAAGAACGAAAAGGGCAAGTCAGTTAACACCGATCGCGGCGATTTGCTCGAAAGACTGATTTTTGAGGCGGCTTTTTGCCGAACTGTCCTTGCCGAAGCGCAGCGTCTGATAAAAAAGCAGGGCTTGGAGACCACCACCGTCAACGCATCGCAAAAATTTCAAAAGGCGGTACCGGCTGTCGGCATTTATTCTGATTACCTCAGAACATACACCAAGGTGATTGACATGTTGATTTCTTATATCCCGGATAAAAAGGACAAAAAGGAGTCAAGGCTTGCCGCCTTGTTTTTAAGTGACTGATTACATCCACGAATACTACCGGCAGATTCAGCGCAAACAGGTTGTTGTCGGAAAATGGATTCGGAAGATCTTTGAAATCATCATTGACGGTCTGAACGCCGGACTGTGGTTTTACAACGAAAAGAAAGCGCAGCGTGCCATAGCTTTTATCGAGGGCTTTGTGCATCACAGCAAAGGACGCAACGACCTGTTAAAGCTGGAGCTTTGGCAAAAAGCCATTGTGTGTTGTATCTTCGGCATTGTTGAAGCGTCGGGCTTCCGGCAATTCCGCGAGGTGTTTATCGTTGTCGCCAGAAAGAACGGCAAGACGCTCTTTGCGGCGGCTATCGCTGAGTACATGGCATATTGCGATAAGGAATACGGCGCGGAAATCTACTGTTTGGCGCCGAAGCTTGACCAAGCCGAGCTGGTGTTCAATTCATTCTATACCTCCGTGCAGCAGGAGGAAGAGCTTGCCGAGCTCACCAAGAAGCGCAAAAAGGATTTGTTTATTGCCGAATTCAACACGACAATCGCCAAGCTTGCCTTTAACAGCAAAAAGTCCGACGGTTTCAACCCACACTTGACCGTCTGCGACGAGCTCGCCGCATGGCAAGGCGGCTCCGGCTTGAAGCAATACGAAGTCATGAAATCGGCGCTTGGTTCCCGTAACCAGCCGCTCATTCTATCCATCAGCACGGCAGGCTATGTCACAGACGGCATCTATGCCGAGCTGTTCGCGCGGTCAACGCGCTTTATGAAGAACAAGCTCGGTCAAGGTGAAATGCGGCTGCTGCCGTTCCTGTTTATCATCGACGATGTGTCCAAATGGGACGACATCCAAGAGCTGAAAAAGGCGAATCCGAATCTCGGCGTATCGGTCAAAGAGGATTACTATCTCGAAGAAATCAAAATTGCGCGCGACTCGGAGTCCAGAAAAGCGGAGTTTTTGTGCAAATACTGCAACATTATGCAGAACAGCTCCATAGCGTGGCTCGATTTTGAGGTAGTGGACGCGGCGAGCGGCGAGCACTTCGACATTAGCGATTTCTACGGTTGCTACTGCGTTGCAGGTATCGACCTATCGCGAACAACCGACCTGACAGCGGCGTCTTTCCTGATTGAGAAAAAGGGCGAATTTTACATTATTACAAAATTCTTCATGCCTGCCGACAGTTTCAAAAAAGCGTGCGAAACCGAGCCGGAAGTCAAATATGAAATTCACAAGAAAAAGAACCGCATTATGATTTCCGGCGACCACTATGTTGATTACCGCGATGTTTTCAACTGGATTCTCTCAGCGCTCAAGACCTTCCGCCTAAAGCCGCTGTGGATTGGCTATGACCGCTACAGCGCACAGTATCTAATTCAGGATTTGGACGAGGCAGGCTTCCACACCGACGACGTTTTCCAGGGCACGAACCTCTCCCCGATTATGGACGAATTTGAGGGCTTGCTGAAGGACGGAAAAATTCACATCGGCGACAATGAGCTGCTCAAAAAGCAGTTGCTCGACGTCGCCGCCAAGTATAACGACGTCAACGAGCGAAAAAAGCCTGTCAAGCTGGAAAGCCGTCTGCACATTGACGGTCCCGTGTCGGTGCTTGACGCCTTCACGGTTCGCAGTAAATATTACAAGTCGATCGGAAAAATGCTGCAAAATGCAAAGGTGGCATAAATGAACATTATACAAAAGCTTTTTCGGCGCTCCAAGAGCGCGTATATCTCATTCAACAACGGCGAAAGCGGCAGCGCCTATCAGACGACCGAGGAATTGTTAAATGAGGTCGCCGACCGCATCGCGACTCAAGCTTCCAAGCTGACGCCGCAGGTCATCCGCAAGGACGACAAGGGGATTGTAATCAAGAACGACCGTCTCGCCAAGCTGCTTGCCCTTCGCCCCTGCCGAGAGTTAAACACCGTTGACTGGTTGTATAAGATCGTACACAGAGCCGTCAGAACGGGAGACAGCTTTGCCATAATCATGTACAACAAGGATTTTACCGAAATCGAGGAAATCCCCGTTGTAACGTGTACGAGCTACACGATCTACGAGGATAACGGTTATCTGCTGTTTCGTTACACATGGCAGTATGACGGCAAAGAATACACCGTCCCCTACGACGTTGTGATCCACCTGAAGGACAGACCCACAGACAAGCGGTTTTTCGGCACAAATGCCGAAGATGATCTGAGGGCTTCGGTGGACATGCTGAACACCACCTATGACGGCATCAAAAACGTTGTCAAAAATTCAGCGTCGCTGCGCGGTTACATGAAATACAACAACTGGATCGACGACGAGGATTTAAAGGCAAAGGTATCAGAGTTTCAGAAAGCATATATGAGCGCCGCTAACGAGGGCGGTATTGCCGGTATAGGTAGTGAGTGGGAGTTCAAGGAGCTGACGCAGACGCCGAAGCAGATTCCGACCTCGCAGTTGAATTTTTTCAAGGAAAACATCCGCGATTATTTTGGCATGAGCGCTGACATCATCAAGGGCGACTATGACGAAGCCAAATGGAACGCGTTCTACGAGAGCAAAATCGAAGTAATCGCTATGAAGCTGTCTATGGAGTTCACCTACAAGGTGTTTACCGAACGCCAGCGTGGCTTTGGCAATCGCATCAAGTTTGTTGCCGACCGCCTGCAATACGCGACCGCAACCGCTCGGCTGACAATTGCGACAGCGCTGTTTGACCGTGGCGGCATCACGCTGAACCGTATGCTCGAAATCATGGATGAGCCGACGCTCGGCGAAGAGGGTGAGGTCAGAATGGTTTCGCTCAACTACGTTAAGGTGACAGACCAAAGCCTATATCAAACCGGAAAGGATGATTGAAGTGCCGAAAATCAAGAATAACGTCAACGAAATTATCAAAATCAAGAACTCCGGCACCAATACCGCTGAAATCTATTTCTACGGTGATATTGTCAGTGATTCTTGGGGTGCATGGATAGACGAAGACCAGTACCCCGATAACATAAAGAATCTGCTGAAGGAGCACGAGGGCAAAAATCTCGATATCTTTATCAATTCGGGCGGCGGTTCGGTGTTTGCCGGTATCGCTATCTATAACATTCTCAAACGTCACAGCGGTTATAAGACCGTGCATGTGGACGGTATTGCCGCCTCTATTGCCTCAGTTATCGCACTGACAGGCGACAGAATTATTATACCGAAAAACGCGTTTTTTATGATTCACAAGCCGTGGGGGCGCACAATCGGCAATGCTAATGATTTGCGAAAGGACGCCGACGTGCTTGATACGGTTGAAGAAGCCATGCTCAACGTTTATGCAGAGCATTTGCGCGAAGGCGTCAGCCGTGAAACGATTGCCGAAATGGTGAACGAGGAAACATGGCTGACCGGCGAACAAGCGGCGGAATATTTCGATATTGAGGTTGGAGAGGAAAAACAGATAGCCGCTTGTGCCGACCTGTCCCGGTTCAAAAACGCCCCGAAAAACATCACAGTCAAGGCTGCACACAGCCATGATGATAAACAGAACGCCGCCAAGGCGGCAAAAATCAAATCGCTGTGTATCAGCGCTTTGACGAAAGGAGTCTGACACATATGACAAAAAAAGAATTAAAAGCCCGTCTTGCAGCAATCAACACCGAAGCCAAGGCGGCGCAGGAAGCAAACGACGGCGCAAAGCTTGACGCGCTGCTGGCGGAAGCCGAGGAAATCAGCGCCAAGCTGGACAACGCCGCCAAAATGGCAAAGCTGCACGGCATCGCCGACGCGCACAAGGACGACGACAGCGGCAAGGACGACGGCGAAGGAGCCGAAACCGCGCAGGCGAAGCGCGGCAAGCTGCTCAAAGACGGCGCAAAGGTCAAAATGCAGCTCAAAGAGGTGTTCAACGCGATCCCGTCCACTACGACCGCAATGCCCAATCACACCGCAACCGACGTGCGAGACACCTTCAATGATGTTTCCAGTCTGATCGACGCGGTTAGGCTGGTACCGCTGCCCGGCGGCGAGAGCTATCAGCGCGGCTTCGTCAAATCGTATGCCGAAGGCGACTATACCGCCGAGGGCGGCGACGCAGCGGCGGCAGAACCCGAATTTGACTATGTTGATATCAACAAGGCAAAAATTACCGCCTACTGCGAAGAGCCGGAGGAGATCAAGAAGCTTGCGCCGGCAGCCTATGACAACATCATCTCCAATTCCGTGGCGCGTGCCGTTCGCAGAAAGGCAAGCCGTCAGATTGTTGTCGGCGCAGGCACAACCAACACCTTTACCGGAATTTTCAACGCGCCGTCCAAGGTGATCGACGGTACCACCGACGTGGAAATCGCCGAGATCACAGCGACCACGCTGGACGAGATCATCTATTCCTACGGCGGCGACGAGGACGTTGAGGGCAACTGCGGTCTGATCCTCAGCAAGCAGGATCTGAAAGCGTTTGCTATGCTGCGCAATTCCGAGGATAGGAAAGTATATGACGTCAAGACACGCGGTAACACCGGCACGATCGACGGCGTTCCGTTCATCATCAATTCCGCGTGCCCTGCACTGTCCAAGGCGACGACAGCGGCAGGCACCAAGTGTATGGCATACGGTCCGTACCATAACTACGAGATGCCTGTTTTCTCCGATTTGGAGGTGCAGCATTCCACGGATTATAAGTTCCGTCAGGGTCAGATCGCGCACAAGGCGGAGTTTTACGCCGGCGGTAACGTCGTGGCGTGGAACGGCTTTGTCCGCGTGAAAAAGAAAGCGTCGTCCTAATGGACAGGCGTCAACTGCTTGACGCCGCCAAACTGAGGATTCGCAAAATGCAGTCAGATGCACTGGACGAGGACGTGCGCCAGTATGTAAATTTTGCGCTGGCTGATTTAGAGCGCATCGGGGTACCTTCTGCTGATTTGCAAAAGCCCGACGCGCTCTTGTCCGAGGCAGTGCTGGTGTATGTGCAGGCGAATTTTGGCGACAGCGTGGACGAAAAGCTGATGCAATCATACAACATGATTTTAACCAAAATCAAGGGCAGCAAGCACTGCATCAAAGAGGTGACGGCATGAGTAATGATGTCATTATATCCCTGATCCGCAGAGAGGAAACCGGTGTGGATCCCCACGGCAACGCGGTTTACACCGAGACCGAAACGCTTGTTTATGCCGAAGATATATCCATCCGTCAAACAGAGTTTTTTCAGGCAGCAGCAGTCGGCTTCAAGCCGGAACGGTGCCTGAAAATGTATGCGTTTGAGTATCACGGCGAGCAGCTGTGCGAGCTGGACGGCGAACGGTACAACATCTACCGCACCTATTCGGCAAAGGGCAGCGACCGCATAGAGCTTTATTTGACCGCGATTGTAGGTGACACCCATGCCTTTGCCGAAGTCTGTTAAATTCAGCCGCAACGGCGTGGAGTTTCTCTCCAACTGCGACCGCATCCAGTACACACTCAAGGAGCTGACGCGCGCCGCGCTGCGCGATACCGGCAAATATGTTTGTCGTGAGACGCGAAAAAAAATCAAGCGGCGCACGGGTCGCCTTGCCAAAAACACACAGTATTGGGTGCGTGCAAGGCAGCAAACGCCTGATTTGCAGGTGGGCTTTAAGCCCGGCGGCTTTTACGGCTTGTTTCAGGAAATCGGCACACAAAAAATCCCCAAAATCGCGGCGCTGACTGAATCCACGGAGAACAACATCGCCACGATTCAAAAAATCCAACAGCAATATCTTTCCGCTATCGGCACTGAATCGGCGGAAAGCATGATTAACGAGGAGGAATACAGCGGTGAGTAGAACAAACGACCACAAAGAGGTCATCATGGGACAGCTCGCGCCGTTGTGTCCCTCTTTGTTTTATCAATTCAGCCCCGACAGCGCCGGTTTTCCGCGAGCGGTCTATGAGCTGCGGCAGCTGTCGGTGGAAGGCTATCCCTACGAAAAGCACCTTTTGACGCTGCATTTGTATGACAAGCACGCCGATGAAGCGCTGCAGGACACAGCGGACGCCGTGACCGCCGTGATAGACGGAAAAATCTTTGAAACAGAAAAGTTTTATTATCAGTTTTATTATAACCACGACCGTCAGCCCGTGCCGGAGCAGGAAAAGAGCCTGCGGCACATTATGCTGACATTTGAAATCCGAATTTATGTGAGGAGTGATTATTATGGGTAATGTAAAGGTAAGGCGCGTCAAGCCCTACAGCGGCTACAACGGCAAAACGCCGGACAAGCTGCTGCTGGACGCCGGCGTGCTTTTCAAAAACTTTCATGTCGGCACCGACACCTACAAATCGGCAAAGGCAGCCGGCAAATGCCTCGGCGCCACGCAGAAGGGCACCGAGTTTTCGGCAAAGCCCACCTACCGCCGCATGGAGATCGACGGTGTGCATACGCGCACCAAGGGCGACACCTTGATCGACAGCTGGGATGTCTATCTCAAAACAACCTTGGTCGAAATGACCGCCGAAAACCTCAGACGTGCGCTCGGCGCGGCGGATATCGACACCGAAAGCAATGAGAGCTATGACATTATCAAGGGTCGCGACACCATTCAGGACGAGGATTTTGAGGAGAATATCACCTTTATCGGCAACATTCTCGGCGAAACCGAGCCGCTGATTATTCAGGTGTTTAATGCGTTCCACGAGGGCGGCTTGACGTTTTCCGCAGAAGATAAGAACAACGCCGGTGTAGAGTGCCAGTTCTACGGTTATCTGGACGACGATGTGTACGACGACCCCGACGAGGAGATTGTGCCGCCGTTTGAAATCTACCGTCCCAAGACAGCGGCAGCCGCCGCGAGCAACAATACACAGGGAGGTAACAGCTGATGCGCAAGTTGGGACTTTTGGACGCGTTTGCGGTTGCGCGAATTATCAAGGCGGCAAACCTGCAAAAAGAAGTGGCTGATTTTGGCATGGATGTTAAACGCCGCCAGGAAGAAGCCGAACGCCGCAAGGCTGCCCGTGCCGCAGAAATGGAAGCGGAGCAGGATAAAATCGCGACCGAGGCGGAGCAGGACGAGCTCACGCTGTCGGCGGAGCAAATCGGCTTGGAGGCGTTTGTGACAATCATCTCCAATTGCGCGACCGAGGAAGTGGAGCGGCGCGTATATGAGCTTTACGCAAGCATCAAGGGCGCCAAGCCGGACGAAGTGAAGTATTACGACTTGACGACAATCCGCGAGGATTTCAAAGAGCTGGTTGAGCTGAACAACCTCAAGGATTTTTTCGCTTTAGTCTCTGCCTCAATGTCCAAACTGCGCAGCTCCTGATTGGCTACTGCTGCGGAAACCTCTCTATTTTGGAGTATGCCGAGTTTTCGGAGCTATGTGAGATAGTTGATTACCTTGTCAAAAAATCGAACGACGAGGCGCTTTTGAGGGCGTATGAAGCATCTTATGCGGCAATCGCCGACATTAGCTTTGACGATTTTAAGCAACGGGTCGCTCAAAAACTCGCGGCAGGCGGCAGGCAGCCGACGGCAGAGGAAACACACAAAAAAGTAAAGCATTATATAGACGATTACGAATGGGAGGTGCAGCGCGATGGCAGTTGAAATTTTTAAGCTGTTCGGTTCCATCTTTGTCAACAACGACGAAGCAAACAAATCTATTTCCAAAACAGACGAAAAGGCGTCAAGCGTTGCGTCTACCCTCGGAAAAGGCGTACAGACAGCGGCAAAGTGGGGCGCTGCCATTGTCGGCGGCGCCACCGTTGCCGCAGGCGGTATGCTCAAAATGGCGGAAAGCTCCGCGTCCACTGCCGACCACGTTGACAAGATGTCGCAAAAAATCGGCTTGTCGCGTCAAGCCTATCAAGAGCTTGATTTTATTTGTTCGCAGACCGGCACCAGTGTAGACAGCCTACGCGGCGGTATGAAAACGCTGACAAACCAGATGGACGCGGCGGCAAAGGGCAACGCGTCAGCAAAAGAGCTGCTCGACCGCCTCGGCGTATCTATTGACGACGGTACAGGAAAATTAAAAAGTCAAGAGGACATGCTGTATGACTGCCTGACTGCGCTGCAAGGCGTCAACAACCAGACCGAGCGTGCAGCGCTGGCTAATAAGTTGTTTGGAAAATCCGGCACCGAATTAATGCCGCTGCTCAATTCTCAGAGCGGCTCCATCGACGAAATGAAGCAAAAGGCGCACGAGCTGGGGCTGGTGATGTCGGACGAACTGATTGACAGCGGCGTCGGTCTGACCGATTCGCTCGACCAGACCAAGCGTGCGTTTTCGGCTATCATCACGCAGCTCGGCGGCGCATTTATGCCGATTATCAAAAAGGTGTCGGACAAGCTGCAGGACGCTCTGCCGTTTGTGCAGCAGGCAATCACGCAGCTGATGCCGATTGCATCACAATTTTTAGAGGAAATTTTGCCGGCGCTGTTTGAGACAGGCGAAACGATTTTGCCGGTCATTTTCGACCTGTTGCAACAGCTGTTCCCGGTTTTCCAAGAGCTTGTCACAACACTGTTGCCGGTCATTCTCGATTTGATTCAGCAGCTTGCGCCGCTGTTCTTGCAAATTGTGCAGCAGGTATTGCCGCTGTTTGTGCAGTTGATTACCGCGCTGATGCCGTTTATACAGCAGATTATCACGCAGGTTTTGCCGGTGTTTTTACAGATTATCCAGCAGATTTTGCCGTTTTTCATTCAGCTCGCATCGCAGATTTTGCCGATAATCATTCAGTTGGTGCAGATAATTCTGCCGCCGATTTTGCAGATTGTGCAGACTGTTTTGCCGGTATTCCTAAAACTGTTTGAATCCATCATGCCGCTGCTCTCACTGTTGGCAGAGACGATTTTACCGATAATCGCCAACCTTTTGCAGTTGGCTGCACCGATAATAGAGTTGTTGGCGCAGCTGCTTTCGGGCGTCTTGGGCGAAGCAATCACGAACATCACCAATCTTTTAAAGCCAATCACTGACATTCTGAGCGGAATTATCACATTTATCACAAACATTTTCCAGGGCAACTGGGAAGAAGCTTGGAACGGCATCGTGCAGGCGGCAAAGGGGATTTTCAACTTGCTGCCGGCTGCCATCGAAGGCATCATCAACAGCATTATATGGGTTATCAACCAAATGCTGCACGGTATCAACTGGGTCATTCAGCTGTTTGACTGGGAGATTCCCGATATTCCGAACGTTACGCTTCCGCGTTTCCGCGCCGGTATCGACTATGTGCCGAACGACAAATTTCTCGCCTATCTCGACGCAGGAGAGGCAGTTTTGACGGCAAGCGAAGCCGAGGAATACCGCAGAGCCAAGCGTGAGAACGGCACCGGCTCGCCGTTCAAAACGGACAGAGACGAAAACAAAACAATCCATCAAACCTTCTATTTTAACATCACCGTTGAGCGGCTTGACAGCGACACGGACATTGACGAGCTCACAGAGCAGGTTTCGGAGAAGCTTGCCGCTGCGGTCAGACAGACGGAGGGCGTATATGCGTAGTTTTTCATTTAACGGCGTGAGCCTTTCGAGCCTCGGCGGCAGGATCACCGAAGCGCCGTTCCACACGGTCGCGAGCCGCGACGTGGAGCAGGTCAAAATCTACGGTCAGAGCGGCGACGAGGTGATTGACAACCAAAGCTATAACAATGTGCCTTTTACGGTAAAAATCGCCTTTATAACGTACAAAACCGCTATGACGGCGAATGATATTGCCCGAGCCGTTATCGACTGGCTGGCGCCGCTGCAAGGCGCGTATTATACCTATACAGACACATGGAACGACGGCTATTTTACCAAGGCGCGGTTGACGAATTTTGATGAAGTCAAGCGCGAGCTGCGCACGCTCCTAACGGCGACGCTGAAATTTTCTCGCGTGCCGTATTGGTACAGCAACAGCGGCTTGACGCCGGCCGAGTTTGTCAACGGAAACGCCGATAATGTGCTGCACAATCCGGAGTTATACGACGCGGAGCCGATTTATCAATTCATTTATAGTCGAGGATTTGACGAAACTGTGAACATTATCGTAAACAATCAAACGGTATCATTTACAACCGGTTTGCAGGCAACTGTTTTTTATATTGACAATACAGCAAAACAGTTTTATCGGGTGGAAAATGGCAGCAAAGTCTATTTAGGCAATCAGTTATTGCCTAATCTACAGCCGGGCGACAACACGATTAAATTTAATTTAAATGGTTACATAGCGTCCGGCAGCTTTAGTCTAAAGGTCATCCCAAACTGGAGGCGGTTATAATGCTCCCGTTGCTTTACGAACCCACGCACCCCATACCGTCTCCCGACCGTTTGCGGTATCTCGGACGGCTGACCAAATGCAAAAGCTGTGTGGTGACAAGTCAAATCAACAACAATTATGACCTGTCGGCGGCTTTTTTAATCACCGACGAGCTGCTCGACCGCATCGAAAATCAAAACTTTTTACTGGCAAAACCGAACCCTTTTGACCCGCCGCAGTTTTTTGAAATCTACAATTATTTTGAGGAAAACAACACCGTGACGGTCAAGGGCAGGCACATCAAGCATTGCGCCTATAACAACACGATTTCGGATGTGTTCACCACCGTCACCGCTGTGGCGACGCCGCAAAGGCATTGGGAAATCATAGAGCCGCTCCTGAATATGGATAACTTTTTCCAATTTTCGTCCGCGATCATAACGGAGGCGGCGATGCAAACAGGATGGAGCCGCGCCGGTACGCTAGGCGATTTTTTGAAAGAAATGGCGCAGGTGTACGGCGGCGAATTCTACTATGATAATTTTAATATTTCGTTTATGCAGCGGCTCGGCTCCAAGAAAAACTATGTGCTGCGGTGGAACCGGAACATTACCGACCCCAAGTTGACGCTGACCGCCGATAATGTCTATTCGCATGTCGTCGCCTACGGCAATTTTAAAATCACGGAGACCGGCACAGACGCGACCCTCTGCTCGGTGCCGGTGCGCATCGGCAGCGATCAAAAGCTGTATAAGCTGTATAAAATCTATATGTGGGACGCGACCAACACTTTTGATAGCACGGAAATCAGCCGCGACCAGATAATGGATTACAGAGTTTCTTTGCGCAACCGCGCAAGAGCCTTTGTAAACGGCGCCGGAAACGCCGTGCAGACCGAAGAAAGCCCGAATTTGACCGTCAATTATCGCCCGATTTTGGACGAAATGAGCGCCGTCGGATTAGGTGACACGGTAGACGTCGAGCTGAAAAGCGGTCGGATCGTCGAAGCACGCGTCACAAAAACCGGCTATGACAGCCTCGCCGAACGCTGGACGTCCATCACTCTCGGCAATGAAATTCTGAAAGTCTCAGACTTGATTGCAAAGGTCAGGTGATTTATTTGTTAAAACAACCAATCTATTATGAATTTAATCTTGACGCACGAACCAGCCCGTCAAAGCTGATTGCGATCTCGCACGTTGACGACAAATACAGTGAAGTGCTGGAGGTTGCGGTCAAGCAAAACGACCGCTTTGTCTACATGGGCGGCGCGACCGTCATTGCGCGAATGGTTTTGCACAGAGATAAAGACTATCTGCTCAGTGATGACGTGACGTGCAGTGTCAACTCCAACGGTAACATTCTGATACCGTTTGACAACGCCGTTGTCAAAACCTTGCAGGGCGTTGTCAAAATTGAGGTCAATATCACACGCGACGCGGACGAGCTGACGCTCCAATTCCCCTTGTGGGTGTCCGTCACCGGCTCCATCCTCGACAACGCCGAAGTCACGCCCGAGAGTGAGGGCACAATCCCCGACCTGCTCAAAGACGCCGCCGACGCGCTCGAAGCCGCTACGGAAGCCCTCGAAGCGAGCATCGCGTCGGGCGTCGTCAATCAAAACGGCACCATTTCATTCTATGACGCCGACGGAAATTTGCTGTTTACCACGACCGGCGCAAGCGTCATCGGACCGCAAGGCGCACCGGGCAACGATTACGTATTGACCGCGCAAGACAAAACAGACATTGCAAACATTGTTTTGCAGGAGCTGCCGACGACGGAGGGAGTATTGTATGGCAACACGAGTAATTGATGATACGAAATTACAAAACATTGCCGTAGCTATTCAGTCAAAGGACAACGGCGGTCAAATGACAGTTGATGAAATGCCCAATAGGATTCAGGCGATTCCGTCCGGTGCACCCGTACAGAAAAAGGTCAATTTCTATACGTTCCGAGATTTGGCGTTTTCTTACACGGCGGAAGAAGCTGCGGCGTTGACTGAAATGCCCGAAGTTCCCGTAATTGAGGGTTTTACATTTCAAAAATGGAACTGGACACTAGAAAAAATTAAAACGTGGTTGCAAAATCACGATGACGGCGAGTTAAGCGTTGGTGGGCTGTACGTAACGTCAGACGGTCACACAAGAATTCATATGACTTTGCGCGAAGCAGAACTAGCCCATATCGCAATGCCGTTTTGTATTCAGCAAATGGATGGAACGGTTGTTATTGACTGGGGTGATGACTCTACACCTGAAACGATAACAGCAGCTGGCGTTTATTCTCATACATGGCAAGTCAATCAATATCCTGCGAACGTTGTTATTGATATTGAGTATATACCTTCTGGGTCGACTAAGCTGGTATTAGGTCGAGTAGTGAGTCATGCACCATATGGGGTGTTCAACAGCGAGACCTATTATGCAAGCTGTGTTGAAACAGTTGAACTCGGAAATAACATTGATTTTTTAACAGATTCCGCAACGTTTAAAAACTGTACGCATTTGCAAGAAATAAATCTACCCGATGGAATTACTAGTATTGGTGGCAATGCGTTCCGAAGCTGCACAAACCTAGCGTTGACGGTTTTACCCGATGGAATTACTAGTATTGGTGGCAATGCGTTCTATGGCTGCACAAACCTAGCGTTGACGGTTTTACCCGATGGAATTACTAGTATTGGTGACAGTGCGTTCTATGGCTGCACAAACCTAGCGTTGACGGTTTTACCCGATGGAATTACTAGTATTGGTGACAATGCGTTCCGAAGCTGCACAAACCTAGCGTTGACGGTTTTACCCGATGGAATTACTAGTATTGGTGTCTATGCGTTCTATGGCTGCACAAACCTAGCGTTGACGGTTTTACCCGATGGAATTACTAGTATTGGTGGCTATACGTTCGCT